TAACAGGCAGCGGTTGATAGTACTGGTAGGATGTAACGTTAGGATTACGTCCCACAGTGAGAGGGTTGGTGATGTTGTATCCACCATCCTCATACTCGACTCGATCATTGCTGAACACCCACGCCATAAGTGCGTTCGACTTGATGCTCGCCATGACGAGCTTGCGTCGGCTCTTAGTCAGCGTGGAATGCAGCACTTCGGCAATTGCCGGTACTACTGTTCCAACGGGCATGTGTCCTACCTCAGCTAGTTGATACTAACGCCATGCTCATGCATAGCGTCTCGGATGATATCGCTCCACGATGCGTTCTCATTGTGCATCTGAGTTGCACCGTTAGAACGTTGGGCCACGCCTCCTGTCGCGCTCCTTCCATTCGGCAACGGGCGTGTGTTCGGCTGCTGGGTAGGCTGCTGTTGCGCTGCTGCAATTTGCTGCTTGAGCGAGCGCCGTGGATCCAGTCCATTTTCGACGGCCCACCTCATCATTTTGATGTAGGCGTCTTGGATGCCGAGACCCTGCTGAGCCTGCAACATTTCGGCAATCACGTCAAGGTTTTCGTGAGCGTCCTCGTTGGCTCCGAGGAACCTGTCGAGTTCCTGTTTTGCTTCAGTTTCAAAGCGTTGGCGCTGTTCCTGCTGCTGACGTTGCTGAGTCAGCGGCAGGAACTTCTGATCGATCATTCGAGCGATGGCCGCCATGTCCATCCCAGGAGAGATGCCTTGCTCCAAGAATGGAATTTGGTAGCCCTTAGACTTCACTTCCTGCACCATATACTCAAGTGTCTTTACAGGATCACGCATGAAGTCTGCCATTACGCGCAGAGCAATTAGCTGGTTCTCTGCGGGCAATCCAAGTCGCACTGCTTCCTGAGTGACATTGTTGATGCCACCCAATTGTTGCATAGCATTTTGCAACTGTTGCTTCAGTTGCGTATTCTCACGCGCGTGTCGCTGGCCTTCTTCGTAAATCCTACGCTCGACGCCACCTTGCGCAACGCGTCTCCCAGTGACTGGATCAACGAGGTCACGAGTGCTGGGGTTCTCCTCGTTAGGAACCTCAACAAGTCCATCGTGTCTACGACGCACAGCGCCATCTTGCTGTTGCGCCCCACCTCGCGAACGAGGATCGTCACCCGGCTGTGCGGATGTGGTGCCTCCACCTAAACCTGTATCGCCTCCACCTTGCGATCCACCGACATCTCCACCGATATCGCCACCACCGACATCATCGATGCCAGGAATGTTACCAAGGATATCGGACTCTGTGCTAGGCCGGTCGCTCATTTCAGTGTCTCACTATGTTGGCTGGTGGTTGTGCAGGCGCGCCACCTTGTGGTTGCGGTTGGGGTTGAGGTTGCGGTCCTGCGCCATTAGGTGGACCACCACCTCCTTGTGATGCTTGTAGCATCTGCGCCATTATCGCCTGAGGTGGAACGCCTTGTGCTAAGGCTTGGCCTATTGCTTGCAACACAGGTGGTGGCAACTGTGACAGTGCTTGTGTCACCATTGCAGCCATCTGCATTGGGTTACCTCCCGGTGGCATACCGGGAGGTGGCGCACTGGGTTGTTCGCCCCCGCCAGGAACAGAACTAGCACCGGGTTGTGCAGGATTGCCACCCATCTGCTGCCCAGGCGCGCCACCTTGCTGTGCGGCTGCCATCTGTGCAGTCTCTTGTGCAATGGCAGCCCAATCCTCTTTAGTGATCATGAAGTCGTCGAACGCGTTGCTCATCATCTTGAGCGTAACCTTCAACGCGGTCGCTGGTGCAGCGCGCACGTACTGTGCAAGTATTTGGCCAACCTGCACCGCCTCTTGCTTCTTGCCAGCGCTGGTCAATTTCTGCGTGGACCCGCCAACACAAGCGACAGACAACTGCGAGAAGTCTGATAGATTGTCCATCGGCTTCCAGAACGCCGTTACATCCTGTCCAATGAGCTGACGTACAACGTCCGCATCCATGAAACGAAGGCACAGTTGTGCGATTTTCCATCCGATATCTCCAAGCGCATCCTCGATTGCATCGAGCCGCATATCCATGCGCATGTTGCCCATAGTCGAATAGTAGTCTATGGCCTTGTTCGTTGTGTTCGTCTTGAACTGACCTCCACGCTCAACCTCGTTGGTTGACGCGATACGATCGACAGATGCATATAAATCTTGTTTGTCGAACAGTTGGTGGAACGCCATACTTGGTGGAGGAATACTGAATATAAGTTCGGTCGGTTTCTTCCCCTCCGGTACACGAATGGGTGTCGCGGTCGCATCAGGGCCTTTCAGGATTTTCTCAGCAATCTCCTGTGTCATGCCACTTTCAGCATCATAGAACAAATTACGACGTGCCCAGAATAGAGCGCGCCTCCTCTCATCATTGATCTCGTTAATTTGGTCCTGCTGATCTAGGTAGAAGCTAACTTCACCCTTTGCATATAACGCGACAGGATTATCGTGGAACCACAGCGGTGTTAGCGGGAAGAAGTTCTGTAGCTGATACGGGTCATCCCATACCCAGATGGGCCATGTCCAATCGTTATCGGCATACATCTCTAGCCGACGCGTAACCTTATCCCAGATATACCACACCTTCGTACGCTTGGCCTTATCAAATGCATTCTTATTATCAAAGCCATAGGCGTTGTAGTTGTTTTGATCGGTATCGAACAGTGTGAAGTCTTTGTCTGTTTCGTTGAACCCGACTGATCCTGATCCACCAACGAGGATATGGGTTGGTTCGTAGATGCTGGTGACTTCATCTGACTGCTCATCTTCCATACCGTAGATTGCATTGATGTAGTCAGTCGGCAGCATGTCCTCGATCATTATCCAGTTGCAGTCACGCAAGTGCGGATCAACGCTGTCAGGGTCCATGATCACCTGATGCGGCAACCTCATCCTTACGTATGGTCCTGACGGTTGGAGAAACTCAATCTTCTCTTCAAGTGCGACCAGAGCTTGCTCAGCTTCTCCGATATCATCTGCATCCTTAGCCTGGGCGAGTTGATTAGACAGGTCCAACAGGTCAGCATATGCTTGCTCACTGGACTTATCCTTCGTAACGTATCCAACCTCGAACCATGCTCGATTGGTGAGGAGCGCTACAAGGATGTTGCGTTTAGCTATGGGCTTGATGTTGACACCAGGCGCGGCCTTCATACCGAACAGAACGTTGATCAGCTTCTCCACGCATCGAGCAAACTGATCGTTCTGTGCATTCACGTTGTCGTCTGATGACGGCGTAGCGGTGCATGAGACGATTGGGTTTTTGGCGTATAGCTCAGGTATCTGTGCATTGACGTTACTGAACACGATGTTCTCAGTGCTACTGAACATCTCGTTCAGTCGTCTGGCAATGTGACGATTGCCACTAGTACGCATATCGCCAGCAGCACGATCACGATGATCAGCTTGATCGTGGTTATAGTATCGAATGCACTCATCCCACGCATCCACCAAATCAGCCATTGCTTTCTGTGACGTGTCCTTACGTGCCTTCCACACAGGTCCACGCTTGGACGACACAGGGATGCGCGACTGAGGCATCGCCTTATAGACAGGCATCTCCTGGGGCTGAGTGTCATCTACACCAACACCAGCCTGTGCCAGTGCATCGTTCAACGGATCTTCTGCACCTATCTGTGTCGGATCGATGCTCGGATCAGTCGGGTCTTGATAGTCGCTGGTGCCACTCATTTACATTACCGATGATTGAGGATCGCGTGAGCAATGCCAGCCGCTAGTGCTGCATGTGGATGCACTGCACCAGGAGGAGGATTATTGGTAGGATGAGTAGGCATAGCATTTCTGACAGTAGGCATTGCCATCTCGGCACTCTCAGATATGCCAGCCTTCTTATCGCGTGCAATATCCTGTGGACTGTCCTCCTTAATGCCCGCTGCCTTATCACGCATTGCATCCTGCATTGCGGCTTGTATCTCAGGGTTGAAGTTTCCACTAGCCATCACGCACCTCCTATGATTGCAGCTATCTCATCCGGCGTCTCAAGCACGTAGAACATCTGGGTTCCGCTGCTCATCATTATCCATGAGTTACCAGCGTAACCAACAGGTGCATTGCCGTAGGCGATGATCTCAGCCTTACGCGCGTAGAAAAGCTCTTGCGTCAATCCAGTGAACAGTCCCCAATTCGGTCCTGTCGGTCCTGCGCGTTCGTCGCTCACTTGTGCCTCGGTCTTACGCTCTGCTTCA